CATCTACAAAAGATAAAGTAGCAGAACCAGAAGCTGTTAGCTTTTTAATAAATGTCATACTTCCACCAAAACCAGAAGCCATACTTCCATTATCAAATATTGTTGAACCATTACTAATTAAAGCCATGAATAATCTCCTTTGTGAATTTCTTTTAATTTATTAAAAGCCATCTATCCCCCAATCCCATATAATTTTATTACTCCACTATCTATGTTGCCTGATGACATTTTAAATTGAATAGCATTTACTGCACTTGTTGTGTTTCCGTACCCAGCAAAAAAACCATCTGTGCTAACATCAACCCAATGTGCATTATTAGTTCTTGCAATAAAATGTTTAACAAACGTAGTTGAAGCTGGATTAAATAATGTTAAAGTTCCACCTAAACATTGGTCGTTGTCATTACCCATAGAGTCACCTTCTTCTAAACGTTGAAATCCTGTTCCTTGTGCTAAATCTGCACCAGTCAAATAAGCAAAAAAAGAACCACTGTTATTTTCATATTGACCAGCTCTAAATGCTGTAGTTGTTTTAGCAACATTGTAGTTACTTCCAGAATCTGTGCTTAAATTAAATTCAAATTGTACTGCATCAGTTTCTGGGTGAATATTATTAAAAGTAAATACATACTCATCATAGGTGTCATCAAGAACTACATCAGATGTACCATCTACAAATGATAAGGTTGATGAACTTGAAGCAGTTAAGGTTTTAATTAAAGTCATTTTACCAGTTGGTATTGCTGCATCTAAAATACCATTGTCTATTAAAGTTGTTCCGTTTGATATTACTGCCATGATTTAATTATCCTTTATTCCGTAGAGTTTAATTTGACCAGCGTCTATGTTTCCTGATAACATTTGAAATCTTATTGCATCTACAGCACTTGTTGTGTTTCCATACCCAGCTATATGCCAATTTACACTTGCTGGGTAAGCACTGCTATGACACATATTAGTGCTAGATATAAAATGTTTTACAAATGTAGTTGAAGATGGATTGAATAAAGTCATACTTCCACCTGAATTTTCATCATCAGCATTACCTAAATTTGTAACAATAGTTTGGAAAGCTGTTGATTGTGCTAAATCTTCATATGATTCGTAAGCTAACTCTGGTGTACTATCACTTTCGTAATGAAATGGTCTAAATGCAGTTGTTGTTTTTGTTACATTATAATTACTTCCACTATCTATACTCATATTAAATTGAAATGTTGTTCCATTAGTTGCTGGGTGAATATTAATAAATTTAAAAACATAAATAGGATAAGTATCATCTAAAACAACATCTGCTGTACCATCAACAAAACTTAATGTAGCTGAACTACTAGCAGTTAAAGTTTTAATGTGAACCATTGAACCTAAACTAACTGAAAATGCACCAGCATCTGCAATGGTTGTTGCATTAGAAATAATTGCCATGCTTAAATCTCCTCTAGTTTAAACTTGTATTTCTTTCCTGATTTATTATTAAGAATGAATAAATCTTCAGCACCTTCTTGAATAGTCCAATTTCCGTTTGTGCCATCAACAGAGTTACCTTCGGATTTAGATTCATTAGATAGATGTAAATCTCCAGTATAAATGTTAGACCATTGTTTAGTTGCACTTCCTAAATCATAAGTATCATCTGTACTTGGTAAAAGATGTTCTCCAACTGCACTAAAGTCTGCTGCTGGTACTTCAACCCAAGTCATTCCACCAGTATTGCCAGATTGTGCTGATAAAAAATATCCATTTGTTGGTGCGTTAGAAATTAACATTTTAGCTTCGTTAATTTGTGCATCAGCTATGTGTGCTGTATCAATACTACCATCTACATACTGATCACTATCTATAGAGTTAATACTCATGTGAGCTAAATCAATACTAGCATCTGTGTAGTGTTCTGAATTTACAGCATTATCTGCAAGTTGTGCACCTGTAACAGCATCTGCCCCAAGAGCAGTTGTGTCTACTTCATTAGCAGTTAAATGTTCTGTTCCAACTACATCATCTGCTATCTTAGCATCTGTTACTGCATCTGCAGCTATTTTTGCTGTAGTTATTGCACCATCTGCAATATCACTAGCTGCTAATGCTACGTTTGCAGGACTTTTTCCAATATAACTCATAAATTAATCCTATGTTATTCCATTATAGAAAGTGTACCTGAAACTTTATCAGCTACTGAACAATCTACTCTAAGAATATCTGTTGTTTGTAAAATTACTTTTCCACCAGATAAAAGTTCTAATGAACTTCCTGCTGGTATTGACACATCTTTAACTAAAAATGCTGTTCCATTAGTTGCTGCTGCACCTGTATTTACACCTGTTGCTGTATCACTAACTAATTCTACTTCTACTGTTACTGCTGATGTGTGTATATTTGCAAGAATCAAACCAATGACAACTGTTGTTGTGCTACCAGGTACCGTATACATAGTATATGGAGTGCCTGCGGAAGCTGGTTCGGCTGCAAATGTCACAACTCTAAACGTATTTGCCTATTTGTTTATTTTCCTCTATTTGTTATTGTTAATTATTATCCTAAAGCTATTGCTAAAGCAGTTGGGTCTGATTTTGAAAATCCCTGTGCTGTCATAAATGTTTCTACTCTAGACAATGCAGACTTTCTATTAGTTCCACCTGCCCCATCATCAACAGCTATTAGATCTGTTGCAACTAAATCTGCACCTATATCTGTTCCACCATCTATATCTAATGTTGCTAGTGGTGTTGTTCCTGCAGTTAAACCTGCCCCTGAAAGTACTGGTGTTTGACTAAATGTTACAACACCATTTGATGCTATTGCAATTGAGTCTGTATCACTAGTATGACCAATGTTAGTACCATTAATAATTATACTATCAATAGTTAAAGTTGTTAAAGTTCCTAAAGATGTAATATTAGATTGTGCCGCAGTTGTTACTGTAGCTGCTGTACCTGTAGTATCTTGATTAAGAGTACCTACTGTAAAATCTAAAGTATTATCAGCATCATCGTATGCAACTGTAATACCAGATTCAGTATTTGAAGTAACCATAGCCCCAACTGTGTCAGAAATAGTTTCTGCTAAAGTAGTACCAGCAAGAGTTAATGCTCCTGATATATCTACTGCACCATTGATATCAATAGTAGTTGCAGCTATTTGTACTTCTGTATCTGCTACTATATCTAATTGACCATCTGTTGATTGAAAGATATAAGTTCCAGTGTCGCCAAAGTTTAATCTTTCTGTACTATTCATTAAGATGTCATCAGAGAATTTAAAGTAATCCTCATCTTCCATCCATGTTAATACACCCTCAGCAGTCTCTCCATCAAATGTTACAGCAATATCTGTGCCTGCTGTAGCATCACCGATAGTGATTGCTGTGCCTAATAATTTTGTAATGGGTCCACCTTCTGCGGCTGTCCCATCGTGAGTATGTCCTGAAGTTACAGCAAATGCAGAAAGAATTTGGTCAAACTCTGCATTTAAATCTGATGCCTCAATAACTGCACCATCAACAATAGCTGATGCACTCTGTCTTGTATATGTTGCTCCCATTTACCTTCTTCCCCCTGGTGTAAATTCTAATTGAAACCCTTTGATTGCAAAGGGTGCGTTAGTACTTGTGTCTGTTATTTTTAATGCTACTGCAAATCCTGATCCTTCTACTGATTCCCTTGTAATAGGTAAATCCCCTTGACCATAGGCTGCTAAACCATAAGATCCTGTTCCAAAATAAGCCCCACTACCAGATGATTCTAATGGTATTAAACTTGGTTGAGGAGTGTCTATATCGTCATAATTGTATCTTATAAATAAACTAGAACTTACGATACCTTCAGGTTCCCAGTTTATGTTAACTCTATCCATTGATTTTCTAATACCAGCATCACCCATTACCATGTCTGGTGATCTATATGTTGCATCAATAGCAGATGTTGAGCTCGCTGTTGTAAACACATTTCCTGATTCTTGTAAATATATATATCCGTCATATCCACCATGAACAATAGTTTCTATATTGCTAACATAGTCAGAATCACATGATGAAACTTTTAAACCTTTATATCTGAATACTCAAAACCTAATTGACCTGTATTAGGGTTTGATTTAATAACTGCTAATAAACCTTTTTGACTTGCTTCTAATCCTGCATCTTTAGGATAAAATAATCTGTATTGAGATTTATTTCTAACAACAGTTGCTGTAACATTATCATATGTAATTTCATTAATTCTTTCTTGTACTTGTTTTGAAATAGTACCAAGTTCTACGTCACCAATTCTTTCTGTACCTGCAACAGTTCTTAAACCATCAGCTGCAAGAAATATTAAATCACCACCTAATTCTTGAATAGATTGATGAGCTATTGTACCTACATTTTTAGCTACTTCAGCTAATGCTAAAATTAGTAGATTGTAGTACCAGTAAGTTTATATATTTTCTTTGACAAAATATAAATAGTTCATCTCTAAATACTTTTAATCCTGTAACAATATCACCAACTTTAACTTCACCTGCACCACTACCTGATGTAAAATTATCTTCTGAAAAAGGTACTGAAAATAATATACTATGTGTAGAGTTTGACATACCACCATAAAATACATGATTAGCAAATGTTTTAACAAACTTAGGATTAGTTGGGGCAGTCCCACCACCTGTTGCATTTATTACATCTACATTAAAACTTGAGTCTACTGTAAATGCTGCTGCTTCTCCTGTTGCTACAATAATTTTACTTGTACCATTAAAATTAAATTTATCAAAATCATAAGTATTAGTTGCACCCTTACTAGTTGCAAGAGATGTCCATGCTCCACTTGTATCACCATAAGATACTGTACCACCTCTAGCTGCAATTATTTTATCATTAAAGATTGCAGACATTTGTATTCTTTCATTAGCTAATGCTACTTGAGGTACTATTGTTGAATTGTATTTTGTAGTCCCATTAAGTCTTCTGTATCCACCTTCTGTAGATGGTTCAAAATTTATTAATTGTAATGCTTCTCCTGGTTGCATGTCATAAACATCTTTGTTTAAAACAAGTCCACCACCACAGGTAGCATTAAAGTTTTTTAATAGGGAAGTATCAGCCATATTATACTATTGATAACCTTGAGTTGCCTTCTGATGTTCTAGTGTCTTTCATGTAATCTGATCTAGAACTGTAGTCAGTTTTTAATAAAAGTAATTTTCTTTGGTAATCTCTATTAGACATACTAGCATGATCTGGGTCTGATCTTAACATATACGTGTAATATTTAGATCTATCTACAATTAATGAACCAAATCTATCTGGTAATGACATAACATCACCATGTGCTGATAAATCTGTATGAGTTGTGTAATATTCATAGCTAATTAAATAATCATTTTTATCAGGTATTGGAGTTAATCCAAATGCACTGTAGTCTGGTTTTTTATAAACGTATTGGGGTAGACCATAGTGACCACTATTATTTTGTGTATCTTGTTCTTTAAATCTTTGCATGTAATCATCATAAGATATGTATCTTAATTTTCTAGTCATTATATCTGCTCTAGATACTCTTACATAATCTACATCTAGGTTAGTAGCTGTCGTTGTATTATTAACAGTTATAAATGTTGTTTGATCTGTTGCAGTAAATTGTACATCTAATATTGCACCTGCATTAAAGTCTGTTACTGTTAATGTTGTATTTAAATTTTGTGTACCCTCTGCTGCTGTACCTACTTGTACTTTTAAAGCAGCACCTGTACCATTAGAATCTAACACTCTAACTTGTAAATTATAAGTTTGATTTACTACAGTTGATATTGATTGGTATGCTGCATAATCATTTAATCTTAATCTGCCATTACCACCACTATTATAAGCTGCACTTCCTGCACCAGCTATTGTAGTCCAGCTAGTTATGTTAGAAGTAAACTCACCATTAGTAAGTAATTCATTTGGCTTTAAAAAAAAGACTCAAAATCTACTCTACGCATATCCGTTGGGAATGTGTATTCACTGTCACCAGTGTAAGTAGTTTGAGTCGTTGATGTGTGTAATAGAGGTATCTCTACACTCTCATTGTAAATATCGTGAACAGATTTATTAATAAAATCTTTAACAGCAGTTTGAATACCACGACTACTAGAAAAAGTAGATGAAGTTAATTCAACCTCATTTAATTCTCTAAGTGTTCTGTTGGATAATTCTAAGTAAGTGGTAGCCATTTATTTATTCCTCTTTTGTATTGTTATCTTCTGCAAACTGTTCGCATCTAATTAATAATCTTTTAATACGAGATTGTGCATCATCTAATTGTTTCTTTAAATCATCAATCTGTTTTTTTAATTGCAGTATTGTCAGACTTGTATTCAGAAATTATTTCAAGAAGCTGATGTCTTTTCTGATATTGCATTTAATAGTGAAGTTATCTGATCTAGTTTATCAGATTGTTCTCCAACTTTGTCTTCTAAATTCTTTAACCTTACATCATTATTATTACCTAATGCAATAATCTTTTGACCTGTGCTGGCACTAGTTTTGTTTATTAAATTATATGTAGCCATAAATTTTCTAAATGTTATAAGGGGTGTTATCTAAGGGGGATATAAATACCCCCCTAAAGTTACTTATATATTAATTGTGGTCAGTCTCATCAATGCCTGATACATCACATAGAACTGCCCAAACACGGATTTTACCCGCACTTGAAGCTGCACCTGCAATTAAAGCATCTAATGTGTCTGCACTAGCATTAACAATATTAGCTGTTGCTGTAAGAACACTATAACCTGTTGCGTTCGTATCACCATCAACAAAGTTGTCAACGTCTCCACCTGTTATACCTAAATCAATAGTAGCTGAACCAGAGAGTGCTGTAAGCACCTCAACTCCTGCTTGCATGATTAAAGTTTCTGCGGGTACATCAAGACATTGTACAACGTCTCCATCTGCAGTACCAGCTGCATCATTGATTGCTGATATATCAATTGTGTTTTCAACTAAGTAAGGTGTTCTACCATTAGACGGATGTCCTGTAGTACCACCTACTCCTGTTTTGTCGTAAGTTGCCATATTCTATTTCTCCTTCTAAGTTAGAATTAACCGATTGTTATAACACCAGAGTAAACTGCTTCAGTTCTTAGAATTTTTCTTCCAAAAACGTGAAGACCTCTTACGATGTCTGAAAATGAATCAGGGTCTCTGATAAGTTCCGTTTTCGCAATATGGTTTGCAGTTGCTACTGCACCTTGATGACCATAAAGGAAAGCGTACTCGTTAGAGCCTGCTGATCCAAATGTTTTGTTTGCTGCTGATCCACTTGATACGGCTATAGCATTAGTAGTATACATTCTAAACCCAAATAAAGGTCTATCTGTAATCATACCATTTCTCATAGCTGAAGCTGATCCGTCTGCCATAACAGATTGATCAACGATTTTAGCACCTGCTTTTCTAAGTTGTTGATAGAAAGCTGGTGGTGCAACGAACCATCTATTTTCTTCTGGTACATCGTTACCATCAAGAACTGTTTTAGCTGCTGACATAATATCTGTTAATGTGTCAACTGCTGCATCACCGTCAATAGGTGAACCGTCTGTTCCTGTATTAGCTGCTGAAGTACTCGCTCCAGAGTAAATTGCACTTAATACATTAAAGTCGTAGTCTTTTTAAGTGCATAAGCACCTGAAGAAGTTGCAAGAGCTTCAAAGTTTACATGTGATTGTCTTTCTTCGATGTCATCACTTTTAAACGCAAAGTACGAACCTTGGTCGACAGTCAATTGAATTTGATCGTCTGCAAGTGTTTCTGTGTTTACTGTTTGACCTCTAGCGTAGTCATTCACCGTAATAGTCGGCTCTTTTATTATATTTACTGTGTCGCCAAAATTTTCAATTTCCCCAGCGTAATCAGTGTTTGTAATGTCTTCTACAACTGATGCTCTTCTGAAAAACTTTTGAACCTTCTGACTATAAATTGCTGGAGCCCAATTACCTGATGGTAAATTTTGGTATCCAGTTGCTTTTCCCATTGTTGCCATAATGTTTGCCTTTGTTTATAGTTGTTAGTTTAAGGTTGAATCCTACCTTCTCTTGATGCGTCATCGATCTCTGCTTCAAACTTCTCAAACGTTCGTCTATCCATCTTACCAATTTCAGAATTAGACCAGATTTTCTTTGTGGGAATATCTGATTCTGTAGCTTTACTAGTTTTTGTTATAGCTTTAGCTGCTTCTTTCTTAACAGCTGTTCCCTCTTTCTTATTTAATTTACTAGTACCTTGATCCATTTTATATAGATCAATTGCTCTGCCAGCTAATTGTGCATTAGATGTATTTTCATACAACCAACTTTGAATAACTGGATCTTGCTTACTAGCCCATTCATGAAACTCATCTTTCTGACGAATCTCACTAAAGTCAGGGTGTGCTTTTAACAACTCCACTTCAGCTTTTTCTTTACTAACTTGTTCTTGTTGAACTTGAAGACTTTGGTATTTCTCCTCAATCTCTTTTGCTCTAGCATCAGCCTTTGTCATAGCTATGGTTTCAACCATATCATAAACATCGGGATACTCCTGTTTCCAAGCATCTAATTCATCCTTAGATTTAGGTGGAACAAACTCTTTAGTAGATGTTTCTAACTGTGTTTTTAAAGTTCTAACTTGATCTTTGTGCTTAGATAAAGTAGAATCATAATGTCTTTTTAAATCGTCATAACGTTTCTTAAAGACACGATCTTCTGCATTTTCAGGGCGTCCAGTTGAAGGAGTAGCATTAATATCCGAGCTTGCAATTTCTTCAGATGTTTCTGTGTCCTCTTGAACGGTTGCTGCTTCTGCTTGTTCTTGATTAAACTTATTTAATTCACCTTTTGCGAATGCTTCAGTTTCTGCATCATCAACTTCATCTCTGTGTTTTTGATACATTGCTTTGCCTTCAGGCTTTTTAAAAAGTTTAGTTTCTTGTTTAACTTCTGTTTCATTTGAAACATCCGCTAAGTTTTTTTCTTCTTCCATTATTTTATCCTCATAGGTTGAGTGCCTTATGGATAAGGGTAGCTCACTTCCATAATTTGTGGGCTGAAATTATACTAGACCTTGATCTATTGCATCTGTATCTTCTGGCATAGCATTAGGCTCTTGAGCCATCATACCATTAGGATTAGATGCTTGTACATTTTCAGGTGGCACATTATTGGTATCATCTGATTTGTGACTCAGATAATTCTGTAACGAATCCTTGAATGGATTCTTGTTCTGTATTGCTAGGGTATTTTTTTCTAGCGAAATTCTTTACGACTGATACTGGTAGTATAACGTTTTCTTCAGCAGATGTAAACTGCGATATTACGTCACTAGCTTCAGGTATAATTTTTGTTAGTATACTTGAAAGGCTTGGTGATAGTACCATATCTAATTGTTGTTTTTCTTCGTCTGATAGACTTTCTAATTTAGCTATCATTTTAGGATCTTTAGGTAAAACTGGTCCTGTAGGTTTAGGTGCAAAAGGATTAACTGGTTTTGTTGGATCTTGTGGTAAGGGTTCACCTTTAGCCATTTTCATTGCTGACATGTTAGGTGCTTCAGGTATCTTAGCTGAGTTGTCCATCAAGCCTGTTGTTGTTACTTTACCATCTGGTCCTATTGCCATTATACTCTTCTCCAATGTGTTAAATTATATTTACTAATTTGTTTATCACTTACAAAGTTACCTAGTGCCCAACATACAGGTTCACCTATACTTGCATATATTCTTCCAAGCAAATCAAACTTACCTTCATTTAATCTCCATGCAATATCATTTGCTCTGTGTTGTGCAATGTGTTTCCACACTTTTCTATATCTAGGATATTTCTGTATATGTTTTACAGTAGGTTCTGCCCAAAGTAAATATCCTTTAACATGTGTTTTAGTTAATTTTTTAAATGTAAATTTTGTATCTCTTATCCAATCTATAGTAGATAATTCTCCTGTTTTGTGTAGATCTGTGCATATAACTCTTCCACCTCCACCACCTGTATCACCACCACCTTGGCTTGTATCTCTACCAAATCCTGATTTACCAAAACCTGTAACATTAGTTTTAGTATTTCCACTTTCTGCATCTTTTTTATCTGCTCTACTTTGATCATACTCGTTAATTTGGTTTTGAAAATTCTTTTGTTTTTGTATCAAAGTTTTCTTTTTTGTCACCTGATAATTTTTCAGAAGTTTTGTTTCTTTTATCAACTCTATTTAATGCACCACTTCTAACATTCCCAAATGCAGATACAGCATTCATTCCAGCAAATACATTATTAGCAGGATTACCAGATATTCTTCCACCAGATTCTGCAGGATTTAAATTAAAATATCCTTTATTAAATTTATCCTGAGGACTTTCTTGTAATGTACCTGCTACCGCTTTAATTCCACCCATAAGTGGATTCATTGCAAAACCTAATGCAGTGCTAGCAAATTGTATTGCTTTATTATTTTTAACAGAATCTATTACACCTGATACAGTATCTTGTACCGCTGATGTAGCTCTAGAAGTTAAACTAGGTGGCTTATTATACTTAACACCAGTTTGACCACGTAAAATTCCATCTTGATATTGTGGTTGTATTGAATCTGTAGCACCAATACTTTCTTGTGGTGCTGCTTGATCTGCTTTAGTTTGTCCAGCTGCTATGGCTTTAGTTTGCTGTGATGCAATATTAGTCATAGGATCACCAGCACTTCTAACTGAAGCATCTTTTACTGTAGCCTCTTTCACTGTAGGTGTATTATAATTAATATTATCATTATCACTACTACCTTGATAAACATTGCTAGGTGTAAATACTTCTGTAGTCTGTGCCTTAATAGTATCTTCTGTAGCTTTTTTAGTTGTATCAGCAACACTTGTATTACTATCTTTTAAGTCAGGTAAATTTAATTTATTTACTTGATTAAATCCTACTGAATTTAAATTGTAATTACCATTAGCGTCTAATGCTAATTCGTAAGTACCACCGCCAACTCTTGATGTATCAAATGTTTTTGCCATACTATTCTTCTTTATCCTTTTAATTATTCCTTTAGACTGAGGATCTTGCGAAGTAAAACCAGCTTCCCCTGGCATCGGTACATTACCTGTTCCGATGTTGCCACCTCCATTTCCTGTTGGATCTGTTGGCGAAGCTCCTGGAGGTACTCCTCCCATATTTCCCATTGGACTTTGTTGTCCGCTATTGCCTGTAGTCGTTTGATTTCCATTTACCATCCCCATTATTTGTGCGTATATTGCTGCTTTCTCTGGATCATTAACCAGTTGATCTGGATCAATGTCTAGTGACTTAGCAACTTCTTTTAAACATGTATGCCATTTAACAAAAGGTGCTAACGATGGGTTAGACGCTGTTTGCATAAATGTCATTAGTCTTTGTGATCTTACTTCTTTCTGCATCAAAGAAGATGTTCCTTGTGCTTTAATATCTAGATCACCTTGTATCTCTGGTCTTTCACTATTGAATTGCATGTTCCAATGAAACAATGAATTACCTAGGGGTTTTAATAAATAGTCATCAATGTTTTTAATAACTGTTTTAATACTTAATGCTGCAGCTCCCATCAACATAGACATACCTGCTGCCGTTCTTGTAGTTGATTGTACTCCAGTTGTACCATGTGAGTAAGATGGTATTCCAGTTGACTCATCTGCTAGTTGTCTGAATCTATCAAACATCATTAAATTTTCATTAGCAGTATTTGGAAACTTAATACCATGTATCGCTTGACCTGGTTGTCCACTCTGTCTTCTAAAAATTTTACCAGGGAATACTTTCATATCTTGTCCTGGTACTAACATTGTTTCATCAACATCAAATACTAAATTACCTGATAGTGCTAAGTTATCAATTGCCATTCTTGCATGACCATTCATAACTTGTTGTGAATCTTGCATGTTCTCTGGTATACCTACACCAAAGAATTGATAAGGGTTTAATTCATATGGACAAACCATATAAGGTATTCTTTTTGGTGAGAAAGGATTTTCTACTACTCTTAAAACTTTACCACCGCATATCCAAAACATTAACAGATATAACATCTAGATCATCATCATACTCAAAATCTAATTCTTCTGCTAATTGTTTGCTTATTACACCCCAATATTCTAATACTTCAAATCTGTTTTTGTAAATGTTTGAAACATTTTCTCTATCATATAAAGAAGATTCATATCCTCTTGTTTGATAGTTAGGTCCCATCTCTAAACACTCTCTAATCTTTTCAGCATTGAACATAGGTTTCTTTGCAAGTTCTGCAAATTGTTCTCTGTTGAAAGAATGTCTTTGAATTACATATTCAGCATCATTCATATTAGTTGCATTAGGATCTGGGTAGAAATCCCAACATGATACTGCTTCAATACCTGGTACGTCTTTACCAACTTCCATCATTGCTGATGCCCCAGTTTCCTCATCTTTAGAAAACTTGTATTGTGTTTTTACATTTGTAAATGGACCTTTTAAAATTCCTGTACCTAGTAAAGCCATTTCAAAAAGTACATGTCTCATAACTGAGATTGCATCACTCTCTTCTAATTGATCGTGAATTACTTTTTGCATCTTAGCTGCTGCCATTGATGCTGGCTCTATTTGTGGTTGAGTTTTTTAAATCAGGAGCATCTCCTTCTTCAAAACCTAAATTTTTTATATTCTTGTGCTAGATCTTTCATTAAAGATTCTGCTGTAGCACCTTTTGGTATTCCACCACCATCACCTGGAAAACCATATGGGTCTTGTGGTTTAGCTTCTTTTGCTTGTGGGTCTTGTGGTTGACCTGGTTTCATGTGAGCATACTCTGCTACACCTTCTGGCATTGCTGTGGGTGTTACACCAATTGGAAACTTACCTGCTGAAAACAACACTTCAATAAGTTGACCAAACGCAGCAAGTACCTTAGTCTTTGTTACTTTAACAAATACTTTAGATTTTTCACTATCACGAAAAGTTTGTTCTGGACCATATAGTCCTCTATAGTTTCTGTAAGCAGATAGCCATCTCTTCTCATCTTGAAGTCTTGCTGTTTCTGCTTGACTGAACTTTTCTCTTACGTATCCTACAAACGGATCGTAGTTATCCTTTTCGTTATTATCCATCTAGTCCTTTTTAAATTGTCCTGTTGGCTCTAACTTTTTTTTATCTTTAGCTGCTTTCTTTAAAGCCTTTAATTCTTCATTTGTTAATGTAGGATTATTGCTTAACATTTTAGCAGTATCTAAATCTACTGAAGAGTATCCCTTCATGCTAGAAGCATTTATATCTTTACCAGATATATCAGCTACTTTTAAATTATCAGTAACTGATTGATTTCTAACTTTAGCAATAGGATGTTCATTGCTATAGATTTTTTTGTTGTCAGTAAGAGCCATTACTAGTAGTCTCTTTCTTCAGCCATTCTAAATATTGATGGATCAACTTTTGATTTAGCACCTGGCTTATCATTGCTGTCTCCAGCAGTTGAACCCTTAGTAACTTTTGAATTAGGGTCTATTGCTAATTTTTCATTTTTAACTTTAGCCACATCAGCTGAAAGTTCACCGTGTTTGTATCTTTTATTTATATCCATTGCTATTCTCCTTTTTTGTATAGCCTTGGTAGCCATAGAACTTACTATCTGTAAGTTTTTTAGCTCCCATTTTTTTTCTTCTTTCCATTACTAAATGAGCTTTAAGTTTCTCTTTAAACTTTGCTTTCTTTTCTGGTGGATTCTTTTCGTTAAACTTTTTTTCTTTTTTCTTTTATTTCTGATTGAAGTTGTTTATCATCAACAAGCTCCATAAAACTATAGCTTTTGTCAGCCATTAGTAATCCTTCTCATCAGCCAACTTATTAAAGTTAGCATCTAATTGGCTTCTGAATTTTTTAGGTTCATGATAGCCAAAATTTCCATCTTGAGTTTCAGCAGCCCTATCTTCTCTTTTGATACTTATCTTAAGATCTCCAGGTTCTTGATTAGGTTGCTTACCTTCAGGAGTAGAGCTTAGATCACCTTGCTTAACTTTAGCTTTGGGGTCAAATTTCATTTCCATATTGTTCCTATATTTTATTTTTTTTATTTGTAAAACGTTTGTTGTTGGGAGAGTAGTATAACCACCACCTGTCTTTACTTTACCATTATCTTCAAATATAAAATCTGACATAATGATAGTTCTTTTATCGTCTTGAAATACTAAGTATCCTAAACTACAACATATTGCTGTGCTAGAACTTTTAATATCTGGAAGTTCAGCCCAGCCTGCATCTCCAACGATATCTTCCCATAATATCTGTACTAGATCATAAGGAAAATTCTTTTTATCTATAGTAGGTAACTTTACTTTTTTCATATATCCTCTCTGTTAATATCCAAATATTTTATCTGAGGGGACAAAATTAGCTGTTCTATTACTGTTACCAAATGTTTTTGTTTTGCATAGCTTGTATGAATCGGTCTACTCATACATCCGTATCTTAGTGCATCATATGCGTGATCTTCTACGTGTGTATTAATATCTTCAGGATTACTATCATCTAATGGTAGTGTAGGAAATGTTCTTAACAAATTTCTACAATTAGAAAATATACGAATGCCTGGTTCTTTATCTTCAACCTTTAATCGTTTGTGGATTTCTAGCTTACCACTAATTCTACTTCTTCCTGTTCTATCAGAAGGTCTCCAACGACACCCAGCTTGAATCATTGTTTCTGCAATGCTTGGACCTATATCACCACGTCTTGCCCATGTACTAGCGTCTAAAACCCCGTAGCGTATGTATTCTCCACTCTCTAGGTCTAGGACTTTCTTTGCGAAAATATCTGCTGTAATCTTTTGGGTATACAACTCTCTATAAACCCATAGATTATTATCATAATCAATAGCAAACCATAAACAACAAGCAGGAGAACTGTAACCCCAGTCAGCAGCACGAAATCTTTGCCAGCCTTTAGGTATCTCAAAAGGTTCAACAACATGTAAGTCCCTATCAAATTCTGAGAATGCTGCATTAGAGAATGCATCCCAATCTCCGTTTAAAAATTGCTTTCTTTGTACTTCTGGTAATGATGATAACATTGCGTAGTAATCATCAGTCTGCATAAGGTAAGGATTGTCCTGTAACTTAGCGGGTATAAACTTTCTAGTTATATACTTTGTTCCTGAAGGTGTAGAAATCTCTATGTTAAAAGCTGTATTAGGATCTATAGGATCCACAAACATCTCTTTAACCCATTGTGATCCAACATTACCTGGGTTACCTGTAGCCCTCATGTATACTGGTATACTCGGATCAACTGATCTAAGTGACGATCTTAGAAAATTATATATATCTGGCGAAGGATATTGTGGAAGTTCGTCTATTCCTATCCATGTGTAAGACTGCCCCTGGTAACGTAATACGTCTGTCATGTTTTCTGCATAACCAAACTCTATTTTTGCTCCTGATGGGAATCTCCATTCTTTTTCTTGCTCTCTCCATTTTGCTCCTGGATATGCTCTTGAGTATAATCGTTGAGAATGATTAATCAAATCTCTTAACTCTGGCATAGTTCTACGAAGTAGTAGACAACGATGATGTTCTTTATGACAGTACCTTAGAGGATCTATTAACATGGCGTATGATTTGCCACCACCTCTTGCACCCCCGTAAAACACTTCTCGTTCTGATGCAGCTAAGAAATCTCTTTGTGGACCTTTGTTAGGTTGAAAGATTATCTCTTTACCTGCTAGATGTTCCTGTACGTTTGCTGGAACTTCGTCTATTACGTCTTGGGTTATAAGTTGCTGTTCTTTTCCATCTAATACTTTGTCAATGGTTAACAATTTATCCTTGACATTTTTTGCATGGATCTTAGCTGAACGTAAAGTTTGTTCTGCCTTTGCAACTTTTTTACGTGTTCTTGCTATTGCCTGCTTAGCCGACTGCTTGGCTTTGGTCTTTACTTTCTTCTTTGGCTTTGGCAGCGGTATCTCTGGTAACTCTTTTTCTAAGTCCGACATATGATATGTATCTTTTCGTTTTTGCTGATAACCAAATAGCAACCTCTCGGTATGAACATGTTTTTAAAAATTTCTTTGCTTCTTCTAAAGCATCTAATTCAGATTGTATAGATTCAATATAATCTGTGTCTTCTGCTAACTTATATCCAAATGGGATAGTTCTAGCTTTTCGTTTAATCACTTATACTTCTGTGTATGTAAGTTTACCATCTAACCGTCTCTTCTTAGGGTCAATTATTTTCATATTAGATTTAGTATTACTATCACCTAACTTCATGTTAGATTTTATTTTTCCTTGAGTCCCAGTCTCTTATCTTTTCTTTTACTAGAACTATTAAACTCTAGTATTTCTTTTTCACTATAAGATTTACTATTTTTATATTTAGGGTGCTCATTAGCGTTAAACTTTTTTTTAGGTTTACTAGGTTTGTCTGACATAATTAATCTTGTACTGGAGTTACGATTGATTCTTCTGGTTCATTCTTAGCTGGTAATATAAACATACCATGCTTTAAATTCATATTGATAT